ACTGATTTAAATTTACTTATATCTGGCATATTGCCTCCTTATTATATTATTATATGGGATTATATATAGCAATTATTGTATTTGACAATAGTTTATTATAATATATTTTATAGAAATCCACATCTTTTGGCGTCCAGGATAATTTTTCCCTTATTTTTCCTGGGCGTCTTTTTTTATTATGTATTCTTGCTCAAAATAATTAAAAGTCATTTTACCGTTTATGTGCTGCACATGCTTTGTTTTACATGTCAGACATTTGTAAACTCTACCGGGTTGAGATTTCAAACGTACAAAAGGCACATACTCTACGCAATGATCACAAATACCTAATATTAACTCAATATCCTCCGCCAACCATGCCTCCGTTAGAAAAGCATTTTCTATCAAAAATATCTTTTAACCATATTTCTTCTCGGTTTTTTAAATTTGTACTATCATAATTATTTTCATATTTTATTAAATTAAGTTGACTCAATCTATAATCATGCGGTTGTGCAGCATGATTCATTACATATTTTGCAGTTGAGGTTTGAAAATATTGTGGAAATAAAGCATAGCCAATTAAGGTATGCATATTGATTGTCATACCTAAACCTCTACTTCCTTCATTTCTAGCATAACCATCGTCGGCTTTTTCTGAAGATCTAGCTCTACGCACTTTAATTAAATCCTCTCTACCAACTCTTTCTAAATCTTCTATTGTTATGGTAAATCTACATTCAACATAACCTTGCCCTGCTTTAGAAAGTTTGAGGGGAACAAACTCCCCGCTAGGTTTTTTTCTAGCAATCCACGGAAAACATTTAGTACCATATTCTTCAGGATTGTTAAAAAAAGGTGGTAACAATTTGTAACCTTCCTTGTTTGGTCCTTTACCTTTCAACCAATATGCTCCACTAGTGTGTAAAAAAAACTTGCCTTCCGGTAACATATTAAATTGTCCATCACACGGTATTTTGTTGTACCGCCTTATCACTGGAATTTTACTAACATCAAATATCAAACCTTTAAAAGGTTTTAAATCATGTATCTCTATTAATTTTGGTATCATTCTATGTTACCCCAGTTTGAGCCTTTTTCGTAGTCGACTTTGTTCGGCACCTGTAGCTGAACCGCTTCTTCCATGATTCTAATAATTTTTTCTGCGTGAGCAGGGCTTGATACTGAGATATCAAGTTCGTCATGAATTTGTACATGTGGTATTACTCCTTCGTTGTAAAGGGCCAACATAGATTGCTTCGTCATATCTGCTGCTGATCCTTGTATTAATTTATTTAACGCTTTGTATGTGAACGCTCGTTTAATTCCTGGTCCATGTTCCCTGAGTGCATCTGCATGTTTAAGTGGTTTCTTAATACCAAAACCATGCGGCTCCCAAAGATCAAAGTGACACAACCTACCGCCAATCGTGCGTATCTTGCCAGAGTCATCGGCACGTCTGCCCACCGCTTCTGATAACATTTTTACAAACGGTGCTCTTTGGTGATAAGTCTTGAGTAGTTTCTCTGCTGCATCCTTCATCAGACCCAGCTCTGCCATAAGTTTGTTCTTGCCCATGCCGTACATGATTCCTAAATTAATAGTCTTTGCTTGTTTACGATCTATACCGGCCATGTCAGCTATCATCTGATGAAAGTCTGCACTGCCATCTTTATACGCATCTACGATCGTACCTGTGCCTTCTAGTTTCATCAACGATGCAAAGTGCACTAAAATTCTTGGCTCCTGTTGGCTGTAGTCAAAACAACCCCAGGTGTGTTTCTCTTCTGGTACAAACAAACTTCTAATCATCGGTCCCAGCACCTTGTGCCTTGCTGGTATCTGCTGCAGATTCGGGTTGTTGTAACTAAACCTGCCAGTGACCGTGCCGCCTTGATCAGATCGTATCTGGTTTATCTCTGCATGTATGCGGCCCTTGTGACTGTGTTTTAATATCGTATCTATAAATGTTGTATTGGCTTTGTTGAACTCTCTAGCTTGTACTATAAGTTTTGGTAAATCTGCTGGGTGTGTTGCAAGAAAGTTTTTTGTAAAACTTGGCGCTCCTAGTTCTGTTGTGTCGTAAGGTATTTTTAATTTATCAAATGCTTTTGCTATTGATGCACCAGCCCACAACTCTACATCAAACCCTGCTATCTTTTTTATCTGTCTTGATAATTCTTTTTCTCTCTTAGCTAATTCTTTTTTAACTTTATCTGCCGCCTCCAGGTCAACGCGTACACCTCTGAACTTCATGTCTACCAAACAAGGAAACAAATTAGTTTCTAAATTAAATATGTCCCATAGGTCTTGTTTTGATATTTCATGCTGCAACGCATGCCACAGTTTTAGTGTGATTTCTGCGTCTTTCTCTGCATACTCGCCAACAAATGTTGCAGGTAATCTCCACATCTCTGCTTTTGGATTGACACCAAAATCTTTTGCAGCTTCCTGTAAAAGCTTTTCGTTCTTACGCATGTTGATATAATCTTTACCAACAGAGTCCAGTGTGTAGCTGTATCTGTTTTCATCACAGAGTGATGCAGCAATCATAGTATCTATAATACCACCGTTAATATGGAAACCAAGAGAACGTATCCAGGACACGTCGTACATTGCATTGTGAAATATTTTTGTAGCGGTGTTGTTAAGTAATTCTTCAAACCAATCCAGAACTAATCCTCGATCCATGTTCCCACCACCTTCATGCGCGATAGGAAAATAGCCGGACCAGCCTTCGACTGCGACCGCTATGCCAACTATCTCCCCATCTCCTCTAACCGAACCCGACCCTATTGTGGTCAAGTTGGGATCTCTTGTTTCTAAGTCTATTGCTATTTCTGCATGACTAGATAAATCTGGTAATCTGTCTGGTGGCACCCATTCTGTTTCGGGTGTGAATAGTGGTTGTTGTAGAGTTCTCACTTATCCTCTTCTTTTGAGTTTAAAACTATTTGATCATCTTCACCTTTACCGTATTGAATACAAGCTCTACCATCAAACATAAAACCTATGCAAATATTACCATATTCATTTTTCATACTTATAGCGTGATTTAAACTGTGTACTGTTTTAATATCTACTTTATAAAGCTTACCTTTATTATTCATGACGATACAATCTATTGGACCAACACAAGAAACATTTTTAAAAACTTCCCACCCATGTTTTGCCGCTGCAATACAAAAATCCATTTCTGTGATATCACCATTTCTTTTCGCATTATTGCCATGAAGGGCACGCCAAGTTTTTTTTTCTTCTAAATAAGAATCAAAAGTTTTTGACGGATTTTCAACCATGCCACCTAGCGCCATTCGTCGTATAGAATCAGTCATTGTAGTCTCTCTCGATTATCATATCGATAAAATGCTTCGCTTTCTCGAGGTCCTCTTTACCTCTTTTATCTTGATGTCTAACTATATATTTTATAGCACAGCCTTCGGGGAATAACAACCTGTTTTTATTGATGAATTCGCTAGGCTGTATAACGTATTTTTTGTAGTGGTCGCCTCCGACCTGGTTATCATATGCGCTCATAGCATGTATGCCCTTTCATAATTTTTTGGTTCTAAAATGTGTAGCGATTTTTTTGCACGGGTTACTGCTACATAAAATAACCTGTGTAGTTCATCTGGATTGATATCATTATTGTTGACAGCAGACTTAGTAATATCAGGTAGTATGAGAACATTGTCAGCTTCACCTCCTTTGGCAGCATGTATTGTTGATAAAATAATTCTTGGTGTTTGTGTAATCTTCTCTTTGTTAGCTAACATATTTCGTATGTAGTTTTCTGTATTAACATCTAAACCTGCAAAAGCTTTGAACCAAACATTGTCTGTTTGTAATCCGTGATCATCCATACACTCTTGAATGTAATAACCTTCTTCGTTTTCATCCATTGTCTTACCCATTCTGTAACCCTTGGTTACGTTGTCACCTAAATAAGAATAAATATTTTTTATTGATGCTACAGGCAAAAGTGTTTCTGAACTTCTCCACTTCTCCCATGCTTGTATGGCAAGAAGTAAATCAACTTTAACAGAGTTTTTACTTTTGTGTGCATAATACCAACCCTGTAATTCACACAACTCTTTGATGTCGTCTAAAAAATAATTTGCACTAGATAAAACTAACCATTCGCCTTGTGACATGTCCACCTGTGTAACGTCTGTATATCTTGTAAGATCTCCCATCTCTTGTCGTGGGGTGTATTCTTTGTCAAACCGGTTTGTAACATTTCGTATTATTTTTTGTGACAGTTCGTGTATTGGTCCACCTGGTATTCTGTACGATTGATTGAGAGTATCTACGTAATCTACTTCTTCTTTAAGTGCGATAAAAGTATCAACATCAGCGCCAGCCCATCTAAATATAGCTTGATCATCGTCCCCTGCAATGTAGGTCTTGTCTGCTTTCGCCCAAATAGTCCTGACCATTCTCCACTGCAAAGGTGAGAGGTCCTGTGCTTCGTCAATAAATAATACGTCGAAAGATGGTGATATGTCTTGTCTAACAAATTGCTCCAACATGTCATCGTAGTCGTAGAGTCCTTTTTCCTGTTTGTATCTTATAAGTTCCTGATCTAAAAGATATAATAGATCTCGCTCGATGTCTATCTGATGTTCGTTTTTATCGTATAAATCTAGTACAGGTATTTCTAAAACTCTAGCTTTGTTTATCAAACGCAGGTATTCGTTGTCAGAATTAAATACTCCATCCTCGTCACTATACCATGCCGTCTTGATGGGTATACCACACCTCAACCCAAAATCTCTGTAGTCTGGATGTTTCATCACACGCTCTTTGTTCATGCCTAACATTCTAAAAGCAAAAGAATGTAACGTCCTAAAATTAGGTATCTCTTTTGCATCGATCATAAATTTTTCTTCTGCTCTGTGTGTTGCTTCCCATGCAGCTTTCTTTGTAAAAGAAAAGTATCCTATCTTTTTTATGTCTACACCATCACGTAAAAAATCTTCTACTAAATTTAATAGTGTTGTCGTCTTTCCTGTACCTGGTGGTCCTAGTATTATTGTTTTCATTAAAATGGTGACTCCTCAAAAGGTTCTTGTGTTATCTCTGGCTTTTCATCAGACTTTTCTTTCAAGGATTTTATTTTTATTAAATGTGGTGTCTGTCCTTTCAAAGTCATTCTTACCTCTTTTTCAAAAACTTTTAAATCTTTTATCAAACCTGCAGTCTTTGTTCTGTCTAGTTCCCAGTTATTTCTTTTTGCCCATGCATAGAAATCATCCATTCTAAAATAACAAAAGTTATCTTCGTCTGTCCATGCCATCTTTCTAAGTATATCTTCTTTCTTTTTTGCTTGTGGTCTGTTTACAGTAAAATCTTTTAATAAGTTTACAATAAAATATTTAGGGTCTAATGATTTTAATGGTTCAATTTCGTCTACACCTTCTACTAAATTTTTTAAATATAATTGTCTCCAGTTCTTTGCAGTAACTTCAGGTATGACAATGCTGACTTGATCTAGCACAGCTTCAGCAAATAAATTTATATCTCTTAGTTCTTTTGACTTTAACTCAACTCTCTTGTCATCTACATTTAAAAACCATTGCGGTGGCACAGATGTAACTTTCATCAGTGATGCTAGCGTAGGCATTTGTTCTTCATCGTAACCTACACCATACATTTTTGTTGCGCATTTAGATGCATTACAAACACCACAAATAGGTTGGTCTTTGCATCTATACTTGTCATAACCTTTTCTGTTAAGAGATTTTATAAGAGCTTGTACCTCTGTATTACCAAGAGGAGGATCCATTACATTTAAATTATCTGCAACTAACATGTCTTCCCAATTATCTGGATTAGATTTTTTTCTGTAAACACCAACATTAAATAATCCATTGTTCCTAGCACCTTCTCCAAACCCTTCGTCTGCTAGTCTGTTAAGACAAGGTGGTCCTTCTTCAAAATATTCTTTTTTCTTTGGTGGTGCTTTTATCTGTATGCTGTCAATCTGTTCCTCTGTCTGTACAAACTTGTCGTACATAGAATAGAATGATTCTAAACTAAGTGCCTTGCCATCTTCATCTAGTGCATACCGCAATCCTTTTGTGCCATCGTGATATGGTAAATTTAAAAAGTTACCTACATCACCTCTCTCAGTTAATAGTTCTGTTTGTTTTGGAAATACCTCACTACCCTCGTAACCCAATGCCTCTGACATCTGTCTCAGTTTATCCTGCATGAGAAAAGCAGGAATAAATTTATCAGCAAATAAAAAAAGATGAGCTCCACCAGACTTAGATCTAAATGTTATCAAAGGAAACTTAAGTTCTTTTATTTTGTCTATAACTTTTTTATGATCTAAATTGTATACATCAACATCAATGCAACCCCACTTACATTTGTTGTCTTCGTTTATTGGTATAATGCCTAGGGCCGGTAATAGTTTACCATCATTATCTTGTTTACCTTCTATGTGATCTATCCAAACTTGTTCTGTAGGCGTTTCTCGTTTAATCCAAGGCTTACCTTTTTCTTTACCTCTGCTATCCTTTTTACCAGATAGTATCAGCCGACCGTATGCGCTGTTGTTGCCCTCGAATATCCCCTTAAATTTCATAAATATTTATTCTCCTCTCTCCATTTTTTTCCATACTCACTAGCTTTGCGCTTGTAGTACATCTTCCCTTCCGGGCTATCTTTAAATGTTTGAAGAGATAACTCTAACTGTTTTACTTTTTCTCTAAGTTTTTTTAGAGCGTTTATCCTGTAATACTTCTTGTGATAAAGCGTTCTGCTCATTTATTTTTTTCAGCCTTTCTTCTTTCTGCCTCTTTGATTCGTTTAAACTTATATCCCACAATTCGTCTTGTTCCAACCAATATTCATCAAACGTCAGAGACGCATAAGGGGGGATATACTTACGCGTCTCCTTCTTCATGATTAGAACGGCACCTCGTTGGACGATTGCGATGTACCTTCACCACCATGCTTTGCAGTTACGTCACCTTTATTTACGCTTCCTGCAAAACTTTTCGCTGCCTCGTACAGTCCTTTGTCCTGCACAGGGCCAACCTTTTCAATATTCCAACCAAACCAAGTTCCCTTGTCATTTGATTGTTGTACTGTTTTAAGATTGTACACGTGACTATACATAGCCGGTGTGAACAGACCATTTTTCCCTTTCAGTTTTATGCTGTTCATCATTGAGTTCCATGTTCTACTCACTTTTAGTTGTGTAGATTTCATAGAAATTAACGCTTGAGAACCATCATCAACTACAACAAAGTATGACGCTGTATTTTCAAGGTAGTTACCGTTTGGTAATCTATCTTTATAACTTGCGTCTCTCGTTGCTTCTTTGATAATTCCGCTGTCAACAGAATGTATAGCTACAGGAGCACTTGTGCCCTCGCCTCTATCACTCCACTCAACATACTCCCGTTTGTAAAAACAAGGAATTATATTAACTCCTTCTTCACCATCGTAAAGTCGCTTAGTCACGGTATTAAATATCATACCTGGCTCAGCACCATCCACATATTTGGCGTCCCGTTTATTACACTCGGGTGAGAGTTGACCTAACACTCTAAGAAATGGCAATGCGTAATCGTCTTGATCCATATTGCCAAAACCCGTGTTAGCGTCTGCTTCAAACATGCTCGCTAGAGCTACGTCTGATTTTTCTTTTTTTGCTACTTGGTTCATGTTTCTTTTCTCCTTATTCATGATTCATTTTTTCCGGCTAATTTTAGTTTGATCTTTTACAAATAAATGAAAACGATCCGAGGGCATGTCGAGGCCGGCCTCGACACGCTCTCTATAAAGAGCTTTCAATGTCATGGGCTCAACTTTAGACTTTTGTTGTGGCTCATAACCTTCTTGCTCCGCAAGGTCCAGGAGATCCTTCGCCTTGTTATCTTCGCCTTTACCGAACGTAACAAAGACCTCATTTTTAATAAGATCTTCTAGCCCGTTTTCTCGAAGCCATGTGTATGCTGACTCAACATCATCTTTTTTGATGGTGCAACTGTAAGATTTTTTTACCTCTACAGCGCTGCCGTCAGCGAGTTTCAAAGATGATAACCCTTGCTCTGCTAGCATATTAGGTATTATCTCTGAACTAATCTTGTCTGCTTTTTCTTTTTTATATTTTATTTTTTCTTCTAGATCTGCAATCTCATCTTCGTAAGCCTTCAGCTCTTTACAGAAATTAGCTAAACTAGCTATGTCTGTTTTTTCTATAATCTCTTGTTGGTCTTCTTCAAAATTTATTTCTGTCATCGTCTATTCCTTTCTCAAATAAATTAAAAC